TGGTGGTCTTTAGTACAAGGTACTGCTGACGATAATACAGGTCATGTACAGATACAATTTAAAGGTGCTTCATCGGATACTATCGCAATTCAACTTGCAGGTACAGGTCACTATGATGGTACTGCTGGTAAAATTACAAATAACGCAACTAACACAGGAGCAACTTCAGGCGACCTAGAATTAACTGCATTAGGAACTTCTGGTAGTCTTATTATCGAATTAAGAAAAGACGAATCATTTACTGCATAGTGATTTATTATGACAATAACAAACACAACGGTTGTTAATACTAGTAGTAAAGCAATAGTTAAATCTGTTGGTGTTGGTAATGAGGGTAATCAACTAGTGGTTGACGCTGAAATTGATTTAGGTGGTACAGATCAATCAACGGTAACTTTGATTGAGTGTTATTATCAAATAGAAGGCACAGGAATATTAACTTTTCATGCTGACGCTTTAGTTGATGGAAATTTAGTTAAGAGTGATTTACCACTAGCAGGTAAAGGTAAATATGGATTAAGACCAGATCAATTAAAGTTTGGTAATAATAAACAAATAAGACTAACAACTGACTCAAATGTTGAGAGTTATTTGTTAATAACAGAATTTAGAAGGAATAAATAATGGCAGATACAGTTACAAGTCAAACGATAGTAGATACATCTGGTACAAAAACTGTGATGAAGTTTACAAATATTAGTGATGGTTCTGGTGAAACACTGGTAACTAAAATGGATGCAAGTGCATTGACTCATATGACTGAGGATGCAACTAAGAAGATAAGTAAGATTTGGTGGAGTTGCAACACAAACTCTCGTAACGGAGGTGTTGAAATACTTTGGGCAGGTAGTGGGACTAGTGGCGCAAATGCAACTGCTTTATTTGTAAGTGGTGAAGGATATTGGGATTTGCATACTGCAGGTAATGGTATTCTCAATAACGCAACTTTAGTAGCAAGTACAAGTCCTGCAGGTGATATTCTGTTTAGTACAAAAAACTTTACAGCAAATGATACATATACGATTATAATAGAAGTTAGATAATGAAAAATAAAAAAGATCATTCTAAAGCAATACTAGAAAGAATTGTAGGAACAAAAAGAAAAACTGATCTTGCCGAAAAGTTTAAAGAGGCGTTTGCTGAAAAGTATAATGTCAAAAGAGAAGAAATTAAACAAGGCATAGTAGATAAAGTTTACAACAAAGAAAAGGTGGAGAGATGAAACTAATTACAGAAACTATTGAAGATATCGAAGTATTGACAGAGGCAACCACTAATGGTGGTAAATCTTATAAGATACGAGGTGTCTTTATGCAGGCTGATATTAAGAACCGTAACGGTCGAGTTTATCCAGTCGAAACTCTTGCAAAAGAAGTCAAGAGATATACAAGCGAATTCATTAATAAGAAACGAGCATTTGGCGAACTAGGACATCCAGACGGACCAACAGTAAACCTTGAGCGTGTTTCTCATATGATTACGAGTCTTAAACCAGAAGGTAAAAACTTTGTAGGTGAGGCAAAAATTATGGATACACCATATGGTAAAATCGTTAAGAACTTAATTGACGAGGGTGCTCAACTTGGTGTTTCATCAAGAGGTATGGGTTCTATTCAACAATCACAAGGAAGAAATGTTGTTGGTAGGGACTTTTATCTTGCAACTGCTGCTGATATTGTTGCAGACCCTAGTGCACCAGACGCTTTCGTAGAAGGTATCATGGAAGGCAAAGAGTGGGTATGGGACAACGGAATGTTGAAAAGTAAGTCAGTTGAAGAATATAAAGAAGAAATTGAACGAACTAAACGCCAAGAATTGGCAGAAGTAAAGTCAAAAATATTTACTGATTTTATTAACAAACTATAAACCTACGCGGACTTATTCAGAAAAATAAGGACGAAAATGGTAATTTGTATAAATATTAGTAAATAAAAATTAATTAATTTTTAATATCAAGGAGAGACCAAATGTCTGAAACCGAAATGAAACAAGAAGTAGAATTAGAAGAAAATGTCATAACTAAAGATGCCGTTGCTTCTGAGCCTACTCACCTTAAAAATGATGCTGAAGATTTAGGTGCGCCAGTTGTTAAACCAACTGACACTAATCCAGATGCTTCTAAAAAGGTAAAAAAAGTTAAGGATCAGGTTAATAAAGACGAGAATGATGGTTCTTTACCGAACGATCTAAAACCGTCATCTGTTAAAGAAGAAGAAACTGAAGTTGAAGGCGATGAAGTTATTGCTGAATCTGAAGAATCTGAAGAAACAGAAATTGATCTATCTGCTGATGTTAAGGCATTAGTTTCAGCTGACGCTGACCTATCTGAAGAATTTAAAGACAAGGCTGCGACAATATTTGAAACTGCTGTTAAAACACGCATTAAGGAACAAACAAAGATTTTGGAATCCCAGTATGAAGAAAAACTTTCAAAAGAAACTGAAACAGTAAAAGAAGCTATGGTCGAAAAAGTTGACTCATATCTAAACTATGTTGTTGAAGAATGGATGAAAGAAAATGAATTAGCAGTTGAAAGAGGTATTCGTACTGAAATCGCTGAAGATTTTATTACTGGTCTTAAATCTTTATTCAAAGAACATTATATTGATGTTCCTGAAGAAAAATACAATGTACTAGACGATCTAACTAATCAGACTAAAGATTTAGAATCTAAGTTAAACGAACAGATTGAAAAAAATGTTGAGTTAACAAAAACAAATTCTGAATTTACAAGAGCAAGTCTTGTTTCTGAAGTATCTGCTGATTTAGCAGAAACAGAAAAAGAGAAATTTGTTTCTATGGCTGAGAATGTTGATTTCGATAGTGCTGATAAATTTAAGGAAAAACTAGAAACTGTTAAAGAATCTTTTTTCCCTAAAACAAAATCAGAAATAACAGAAAATTCTGTTGATTCTGTGGCGGCGAATGTTCCTAGTGATTTCACTAGTGGTCAATCGGATGCTATGGCTGCATACACTGCCGCTATTACAAAAGACATTAAATATGGTGAAACTAAGTAATCATATATTAATGGTGACTAAATTTTTAAATAACAAACTTTAAATAGGAGAGATAATAAAATGTATCTTACTGAAAATTTACAAGAAAAGTGGCAGCCAGTCTTAGAACATCCAGATTTGCCAAAAATCGGAGATTCTTACAAACGAGCTGTTACAACTGTTATTCTTGAGAACCAAGAAAAAGCAGTTAGAGAAGATAAAGCATTTATGACAGAGGCTGCTCCTGCTAACGCAACTGGTAGTTCTATTGATAACTGGGATCCAGTATTAATATCACTAGTTCGTAGAGCAATGCCTAACTTAATCGCTTATGATGTCTGTGGCGTTCAACCGATGACTGGTCCAACTGGACTAATCTTCGCTATGAAGTCAAGATTCGCAACACAAGGTGGTACTGAAGCACTATTTAACGAAGCAGATACAGACTTTTCTGCTCGTGATGCTGCTGGCGGTTCTGGTTCTCCAGACGCACAAGCTGGTACAAACCCTGCTACACTAAACGATAGTCCAAGTGCTGGTGATTACACTACTGGTTCTGGATTTACTACTGCACAAGCAGAAACACTAGGTGATGGTACTGATGAGTTTGCTGAAATGGCTTTCTCAATCGATAAAGTAACTGTTACTGCTAAATCTCGTGCTCTAAAAGCTGAGTACACTATGGAACTTGCTCAAGATTTAAAAGCAATCCATGGATTAGACGCAGAAACAGAACTTGCTAACATCTTATCAAGTGAAATTCTTGCTGAAATCAATCGTGAAGTAGTTAGAACTATTTACGGACACGCTAACAAAGGTGCTGAAGTAAATACTACAACTGCTGGTATTTTTGATCTTGACACAGACTCTAACGGTCGTTGGTCAGTTGAAAAATTCAAAGGTCTTCTTTTCCAATTGGAAAGAGATGCTAATGCGATTGGTCAAAAAACAAGAAGAGGTAAAGGTAATATCATCATAACTTCTGCTGATGTTGCTTCTGCTTTACAAATGGCTGGTGTACTAGATTACGCTCCTGCATTATCTAGTAACTTAAATGTTGACGATACTGGTAATACTTTTGCTGGTGTTCTAAACGGAAAATTCAAAGTATATGTTGATCCATATGCAGCGAACATTTCTGCTGATCAATACTATGTTGTAGGTTATAAAGGAACTAGTCCTTACGATTCAGGTCTGTTCTATTGCCCATATGTTCCACTACAAATGGTGAGAGCAGTTGGACAAGACAGCTTCCAACCAAAAATTGGCTTCAAAACTCGTTACGGAATGGTTCAAAATCCTTTCGCAACAACTGATGGCGATGGCGCTCTAGATAACTCTGGTGCAGTTGCTGCTGGTAAGTCAAATGTTTATTACAGACGAGTTAAAGTTACAAACATTATGTAATTTTACTTCAAAGTAAAAGACTTTAAAGAGGGGGCTTTATGCCCCCTTTTTTTTATCTAGGGAACTCTTATAAATAGTAATATGACAGAAACAAATGTAAATAATAGACAGCCTGTGATTATGGACTATGCAAGTCCTATACAGTTTAGATTTAAATGTACTAAATTACCACTTGTGGAGTATTTTTGTCAAACGGCAAACATACCTTCTATATCACTAGGGACTGCAACAATCAATACACCACTATATGATTATCCTGTACCCGGTGATACTATTACATACGGCAGTCTAGACATATCATTTTTAGTGGATGAAAATTTAAACAACTATAAAGAACTACACGACTGGATAAGTGGTTTAGGATTTCCAAAAAATCATACTCAATTTTTAAATCTATCACAATCAAGTACTGACACATTTCCAGGAACACTTGAAAGTACTGCGGCAACAGGAACTGCTATAAAACAACCTATCCCAGAAGGTGGAACATATTCTGATGGAACTTTAACCGTACTAAACAGTAAAAATGTTGCTAAAACAGAAATAAGATTTCAGAACTTATATCCCACTGCTCTCGGTAGTTTAAACTATGATATACAAGCATCCGATGTGGATTACTTGCAAGTATCAGCAAGTTTTAACTATTTTAATTACGATATAGTACAAATTTCTACTACCTAGACCTTGACTTTTCACCGATAAGGTGATATAATATATACTATGACATTAGAAGAATTACAACAATCAGTAAATAAAGATTTTAAATTAGATGACACGGAACTAGATGCCGAGTCAATTAAGATACCTTTATTACATAACAAATATCTACAACACTTTAATAAGTCTCC